GCGCGGGACACGCCTCGGTTGTGAAGGGGGTACGGCTACCATTGGGGCATGGCAACACCGAGGACTGGAGTTGGGCGTGGCAAGAAGGCCGAGCCTGTCGAGCGCAAACGTGCGAGAGGTGCGGAGATTCGTGGGGGCTTGAAGGCGCAGCCGATGCCGGAGTCTGCGTTGGCGTTGGTGGATTTGGGTGCGATACCGGAACCGCCGAAAACTTTGGGCAAGGTTGGGGTTGCGTATTGGGGGATTTATTGGACGGCTGGTCGGAGACACTTGAGCGAGTTGCACGACACTCCGTTGATGACCAGGTTGTGTTCAAACTTCGACAGGATCGCAGAGCTGGAGAGTTGGTTGGGGTCGGATGTCGAGCGTCGTTGGTATACAAGTCCGAATGGTCAGATCGTGACTCATCCGGCAGTCAAGCAGATAGATCAGATGGACGCTCAGAACACGGCTTGGATGAGTTTGCTTGGTTTCACACCGAGCGACAGAGCAAGGTTGGGTCTGGCAGAGATTCGGGTTGCCAATGAGCTTGACCAGTTCAGGCAGCGCAAAGCCAACGTGGTCGACACCGAGGTTGTATCCGAAGTCTGATGGTGCGTTGGTCAGCGACTTTGCAAGAACTTTTCTTCATGTGTCGAAGGGTGTTCGTGCGGGTGAGCCATTGGTGCTTACTGGTTGGCAGTCTGATTTATTGGATAATCTTTTTGAGCGTCGTCCTGATGGTCTCCTTCGTTACCGACGATCACTCGTAGGCCTCAGCAGGAAGAACGGCAAGTCCTTACTTGGTTCGCTGTGTGCGTTATATCAACTCATAGAAGGCGAGCCAGGTGCCGAAGTGTATTCGGCAGCAGGTGACAGACAGCAAGCAAGAGTTGTGTTCAATGAGGCGAAGTGGCAGATCACTCAGTCGCCAGCGTTGTCGGGTGTATGCAAGGTGTATCGGGATGTGATTGAAGTTCCGTCTACCGGTGCGATCTATCGAGTGTTGTCTAGCGATGCGAAACTTCAACAAGGTCTTAACCCATCGTGCGTGGTGTTTGACGAGTTGCACGTCCAGCGTGATAGTGAACTTTGGGATGCGTTGACGTTGGGTTCGGGTGCAAGAAAAGACCCGATGATTGTTGCAATCACAACAGCAGGCTTTGACTTAGACACAATCTGCGGACGGCTGTACAACTATGGCAAGCAAGTTATCTCTGGTGAGCGTGACGATGAGCGATTTGGTTTCTGGTGGTGGGAAGCACCGGAAGGTTGTGCTGTTCATGACCGTCAAGCTTGGGCGCAAGCCAACCCGAACTTGGCTGAAGGTTTGCTCGACATGGAAGACATGGAGGTCAGCATGAATCAGACGGCTGAGATTCCGTTCAGGCGTTACCGGTTGAACCAATGGGTGCGTCAGGAGGATTCACCTTGGTTGCCTGCTGGCGGGTGGGAACAATGCCAATCAGAACTACAGGTTGACCCTGACTTGCCGATGTTTGTGGGGATTGACATGGCGTTGAAGCATGACTCGATTGCTGTGGTGTTGTGCCAACCTCAGGGTCATCGTCTGGTGGTTCGAGCCAAGATTTGGATTCCTGATGGGGCGATGACTGACATCGCAGCTGTCGAGCAATATCTGCGTGGCTTGCATCGTGAGTTCAATGTGCGTGAGTTTGCGTATGACCCAGCGTTCTTCCAGCGTTCAGCTGAGGCTTTGGCTGATGACGGTTTGCCGATGGTTGAGTTCCCGCAGTCTGCGCAACGTATGGTGCCTGCAATCGGAACGCTATATGAGTGCATCGTGAATCAGCAGTTGGCTCATGATGGCGATCCGATGTTCACCGATCAGGTGTTGTCTGCTGTGCCACGTCAGACTGATGCTGGGCTTCGTTTGTCTAAGGGTAAGTCTCGTCGCAAGATTGACGCTGCGATTGCGTTGAGTATGGCTGTGGATCGTGCGACTCGACGTGAAGAGGTAGCACCTGTGCCTGGGTTCTTTGTAGTCTAGAGCTATGCCTATTTTCCTGCTAGAAGTTTTCTCAATCCTGCTCATCGCTTATGGACTATTCTTGATAGCAATTCCATTAGGGCTGATTTTTGTTGGCCTGTCAGTTCTATTGTTCACGGCTGCTTACGAGCGTGGTCGGAAAGGTAAGTAATGTTGTCGAGACTGTTAGGTGATGGCAACGAAAGCCGAGCAATATCTACACAGTCATTGTTTGCGTTAGGTGACGGATTTAGTGTCACGACAAATAGCGGAACTGTTGTAACGGAAAAAGATTCGCTCAAGATTGAAGCGGTGTATGCGTGTGTGCGCATGATTTCGGATTCAATCTCCACGCTCCCTGTCGACACGTTCCTTCGTTACGATGGCACTCGTCGTCCGTTCCGTCCTCGCCCAACATGGTTGGACATACCTGAGTCCGGTGTTACCCGCATCGAGCATTTCCAGCAGGTGCTTGTTTCTTTGATGTTGAACGGTAACTCGTTCACTCGTATCGTGCGTGACGATCAAGGTGTCGCAGCTCTGGTTGTGTTGAACCCTCAGAGGGTTGAGTGCAGTCGTGACCGTGTGACTCGTCGCCCGATTTATGTTTACGAGAACCGTGATGTGATTCAGGCTGAGGACATGATTCATATCACCGAACTTCGTTTGCCTGGTGAGATGCGAGGGATTTCACGCATTGACTTCATGAAGGAGAACCTTGGTTTGGCGAAAGCGTTGGAGGAGTTCGCTGCACGATTCTTCGGTCAAGGCTCATCGGCTTCCGGCATCATCGAGTTCCCTGGCAATCTCACCCGTGAGCAGGCTAAAGATTTGGTCTCAGGATTTGAGGAAGGCCATAAGGGTTTGCGTCGTTCGCATCGTCCAGGTGTGTTGTTCGGTGGAGCCAAGTTCACGAAGACAACCGTTGACAACGATTCTGCACAATTCCTAGAGTCCCGTCGTTTCGCTGTAGAAGAGATTGCCCGTATCTTCCGTGTGCCTCCATCAATGCTGGGCGTGACTACGCCTGGTGCGATGTCGTATGCGTCGGTAGAACAGAACGGCATCCAGTATGTGACCCACACACTCAGGCCTTACATCGAAAAGATTGAAGAAGGATATTCACGTTTGCTCGAAGGTCGTGCATTCATGAAGTTCAACGTGGACGGATTGTTGCGTGGTGACCAAGCGTCACGCTATGCCTCATTCTCAACAGGTTTGCAATCAGGCTTCTTGTCAATCAATGACATTCATCGTCTTGAGGACATGGCACCGGTTGACGGTGGTGACTCATACCGTGTGCCACTAGCGAACGTGGACATCAATGCTGCGAACTTGGCTGAGATGCAGTCAAAGGCTGAGATTGCACAACGGTTGATTCTGGCTGGGTTTGATCCGGCTGAGGTGTTGTCTACGGTTGGATTGCCTGCGATTGCTCATACTGGTTTGCCTTCAACACAGTTGCAACCGATTTCTACTGTGAATCCTGCTGATCCTCCTGCAGCTTATGAGGTGAAGTCGCAGAACATGGACATCAATCTTCCTCAAACGGTGATGAATTACACGCCTCCAGCGATCAACATTCCTGCACCGATTATCAATGTTCCTGAGACTGTGGTTCGTGTGAACATCCCAGAATCTAAACCGACTATCCGTACCGTTGAACGTGACGCTGATGGTCGCATTCTGAATATCATTGAGAGGACTGAGGACTAATGGCTACAGGTATTTCCGCATATTTGGCGAACGCTTGGTTGGATGCGTTAGGTAACGCAACATCGTTCTCTGTCACTACCGCTTATGTGAAGTTACATGTTGGCGATCCTGGTTCTGCTGGCACAAGTAACGCTGCAACTGAAACAACTCGTAAGGCTGTAAGTTTCGCTGCTGCATCCAATGGTGCGCTTGCTTCTGATGCTGATGTGACGTGGACAAATATCGCAGGCTCACAGGATGCAACACACTTCACCGCTTGGGATAACGCTACGACTGGAAACTTCTTGTTCTCTGGAACAATCACCGGCAACGCTTACACAGCTGGTGACACCTACACGATTTCGTCTGGTGGGTTGACTGTTTCTTTGACTGTCGCAAGTTAGGTTTCTAGATGGCCGTTGAACGGTTCATTCTTGACCAGTCACAACTCAACGATGCTGACTTCGGTTTAGGTGGGTTCAGTCCCGCATTCAAACTTGACACGTCAACCCTTGACTCGATTGCCAAGTTAGACGGCTTCACCTTCACGACAACTGTTATCGCTTCGGCTTCGCTTGGCGGGTTGACGGCTGGGGCGACATCGTTGGTGTCGCATGTGGTTTCGGGTGAGGCGGTGTTGGGTGGGGTTGAGGCTTCGGCTTCGGTGTCGGTGTCGAATCTGGTTTCGGCTCAGGCTGTGTTGGGTGGTGTTGTTGCGTCTGCTGATGCAACGGTTGCGCATACGGTTACAGCTGACGCTGCTTTAGGTGCTGGTGTTGGTTCGGCTGTTGCGTCGGTGTCAAATGTTGTTTTGGCTTCAGCGTCTTTGGGTGGTCTGTCATCGACTGCGGTTGCGAGTGTAGGTAATTTGGTTACTGCTTCGGCTTTGCTTGGCGAGTTGACTTCTTCGGCTGAGGCGACTGTTGTTCCGGCACCAACTCCACCTGCTCCTCAATATCCAGGTGGGAATCCTTGGTATCGTCGTCCTCAAGTTGTTCAGCAACCAAAGGTTGAGGAGATTGTGGTTGAACCTTTGCGGGTTCCTCTCCAAGTGTTCGGCGTAGGATCATCAGTTGGTTCCTTGTCGTCTAGTGCTGTTGCTGAAGTAACATGGTCAATACTAGAAGACGAAGCAGAATTGCTTCTCTTGGTTTGAGGTGACATGGCGTTCTATAGCGGGCAAACATCAATCGGCACAGCTGCGACTGTCATTGACGGCGTATTGCTAAACCATTATGCAGGAAACCCATACCGTCTCATCATTCACAATAACGACAACACGGATGCTGTGTATATCGGTGGTTCTGCTGTTACAACCACTACAGGTCTGATGATGGATAAGGGTGAGATGATTCAGTTGACTATTTCGCCAACAGATTTGCTTTACGCTGTTTCAACAAAAGCAGGCCACATAATGTCGTGGTTAACGGAGCCGATCTGATGCCTTACTTTATTTCTGATAAGAACGCTGATTGCGCTGGTTGGGCTGTGGAAAAGGAAGACGGTGAAGTGATCGGCTGCCATACAACGAAGCAGGATGCGATTGACCAGATGGTCGCTGTATCGATTGCTGAGGAGATGGAACCAGGTGGTGAGCGGGCGTTGCCAGAGAACTATCGTCCAGCGTTGGCTGAGGATGTTCCTGATGGTCGTGCTTGTGGGAACTGTGTGTTCTATGACGAGTCACGCCAGAACGCTGAAGGAACTAAAGCGTGGTGCGATAAGTGGGATGACTTTGTTGATGGTGCTTACTATTGCAACGCTTGGAAACCTGAGGATGAGCATGAGGAAGAAGAGGTTGACGAGGAGGACATTGAGGATGAAGATGAGATGGAGAACTCTGTTCGTCAAGTGGATTTGAGTTTGCCTGAATATATTCAATCCGCAGCTCGTAAAGGTTTGACCTATTACGGTCAGAAGTTGGCTGGTGCTGGCATCGTTGCTTCGACGGTTCGTGAAGCACGTGAGATGGCAAGAGGACAAATTACTGAGGATAAGGTAATTCGAGCGAATGCTTGGGCTGCACGTCACATGGTTGATTTGGATGCACCGAAGAACTCAAACCCTGATGACAAAGAGTTCCCTGGTGCCGGTGCTGTTGCGTTCTATCTGTGGGGTATTAACCCGCTGAATCCTGAACCTGCGATGGATTGGTTTGCTCGTAAGTCTGAGCAGATTAAAGCTGAGCGGGCTGATGCTCCGGCACCGAAGAAGGATCAGATCACCGGTTCAGATAAGAACGCTCCTGGTTCGGCTGATTCTCCTGCTGGTGCTGGGACGATTGAGTTGTCTGAGGCTATCGAGAATGGTTTGCAGAACAAGGTTGAGGAACATAACGAAAGTGTTGGTGACAACCCTGGTCAACGTGCGACGATTGGGATGTTGCGGGCTGTGTTCCGTCGTGGTGCTGGGGCTTATTCATCTTCGCATCGTCCAGGCATGACTCGTGATCAATGGGCTTACGCAAGAGTCAATGCGTTTCTGTATTTGTTGCGCAACGGCAGACCTGAGAACGATGCTTATGTTGGTGACAACGATCTTCTTCCGAAGGGTCATCCGAAGTCTTCTAGATCGCTTGATGGTTTTGTTGCTAATCTTTCAGGTATGGCTGAACAGGTTGAGACACGTCGCATCACATTCAATGACTTTGAACTTCGTGCAGGTCAAGCAGGCGACGGCATGACGTTTAGTGGTTATGCAGCAGTATTCAACTCTGACTCTGAGCCACTACCGTTCATCGAACGCATTATGCCTGGAGCGTTCGCTAAGTCGTTGAAGTCACGGAACAATATCCGAATGTACATGAATCATGACTCGTCAATGTTGTTGGCTACCACTAGGGCTAAGACAATGCGTTTGGTTGAGGATTCTAAAGGTTTGTTTGTTGAGGCCGATTTGCCTGACACAACGGTTGGTCGTGACCTGTCGGTGTTGATGCAACGCAAAGATGTTGACTCGATGTCGTTTGGGTTTACGGTTCCTCAAGGTGGTGATCGTTGGTCTGATGATGGTATGACCCGTGAGTTGCGTCAAATCAAACTTTATGAGGTTTCGGTGGTGACAGGGTTCCCAGCGTATTCAGCAACTTCTGCTTCGGTTCGTTCGTTTGATGCGCTTGCTACTCGCACCGGTATTGATGCCGATCAGCTTGCTGTTGCAATAACCACGTTGGAAGCAGGTCAGACTCTTGAACCAAGTCATGCTGCGTTGTTGCGTGAAACTGTTGCGAAACTTGAGCCACAACCTGAGTCCGCTCCTGCGAGCGTTGGTGTGTTGGCGAAGCATCTTGAATTGCTGAAGAACTTCTAGTAACCTTTTCGTTACTGCGTCGAATGCGAGGAGCCTCCTTCGATGTTGCTGTGTACGGAGCCGTACCAGATTTGAGTTAAATCTCCTGCGTATCCAAACATCAACATCATCCCTACGGGGAGAAGGAAAACATCATGAAAGAATACATTGACCGTCAGGTTGAGATTCGCAATCGTGCATGGAACGAAGCCAAGGCAATCTTGGATAAGGCCACCGCAGAGAAGCGTGACCTCTCAGCAGAAGAAACCCAAACCTACGAGCGCATCTCGAAGGAATTGGACGAACGTGCGCAGACCATCGCAAAACTTCGTGAAGACGAAGCTCGTGAACTTCGCATGGATGCAGCCACCCGTGAAATCGCCGATCAGGTTCGTCCTGTTGCAGGCGTACAAGTAAGCGACGATGCAGTTAACCTGCGTTCGTTGTTCACAGGTGAGAAGCGCAGCCACTCATTCGAGCGTCGTGACATCATCAAGTCCAGCACAGGCGCACCAGTACCTACGTCGTTCTACGACCAGGTAATCATGAAGGCTCGCTTGATCGCTCCGGTACTTCAGACCTCAACGGTTCTGAACACCGCAGGTGGCGAGAACCTCCAAATCCCATCGTTGTCCAGCTACTCAGTTGGAACGGTAACTGGTGAAGGTTCAGCAATTGGCGAATCCGATCCAGTATTCAACTCGTTCATCACCTTGAGCGCATACAAGTACAGCTTCCTCGTACAGGTCTCACAAGAACTGCTCGAAGACGCTGGCGTTGACATGCTTTCATTCTTGGGTGACCAGGTTGGAAACGCACTCGGTTACGCTGTTGGTTCAGCATTGACTGTTGGTTCGGGAACTGATGCACCTAACGGCATCGTGACCGCATCGGCTGTTGGTGGCACCGCAGGTACCGCAACTGCTTTCACCGCAGACAACCTCATCGACCTCCTCTACTCCTTGGACGGTGCAGCTCGCAACCTTCCAGGCGTTGGCTGGATGATGAACGGCAAGTCAATCGGTGCAGTACGCAAGTTGAAGGACACCGCAGGAAACTATGTGTTCCAGCCAGCCCTTTCAATGGACAGCCCAGACATGCTGCTTGGTAAGCCAATCTACGAAAACCCATCAATGGTTGACGTAGCAACAACCACCAAGTCGGTAATCGTCGGACACCTGCCTTCGTACTATGTACGAACCGTTGGTGGCCTTCGTTTGGATCGCAGCGATGACTACGCATTCAATGCTGGTCTCGTCACGTTCCGTGCGACATTCCGTGTCGATGGCGATTTGCCACAGACATCACACATCAAGCACCTCCTCCAACCATAAGTTGAGGTAGTGCAACCGATAGCAATATCGGTGTAAGTTTGAGGGTAGGTCGAACACGCAGGGCGACCTACCCTCATTCTGTTTTATACCCTGCGACCTGCGAAGGAGAGAACGGTGGGAAAGAATGCTCGTAATCGTCAAGAACACTCCGGTCGAGTTACCAGACCTAGAAGCGGAGATATTGCTCCGAAGGGGAATAGCGCACTTGCCAGAGCAAGCAGACCTTCCACTTCCGAATCGTTACGAATCCTCTGGTACTCAAACGCCCCGTTCGCCCCAACAGGGTACGGCACCCAAACAGCGCAAGTCGTCCAAAGGCTCACCAAAAACCACGAAGTAGCAATCCATGCGATGTACGGCATTGAGGGCATGGCTTCTATTTGGAATGGCATAAAGCTTTACCCAAGAGGAATGTCACCATATTCCGATGATGTGCTTGTTGCGCATTGGATGGATTGGGCTAATGGCAATCGTGAGATTCCTGCGATGTTGATGACGTTGTTTGATGTGTGGGTGTTGAAGTCACCATCGTTGGATCAGGTTCCAAATATTGCTTCGTGGGTTCCGATTGATCATGCGCCTTGCCCGCCTGCTGTGATTGATTGGTGTAAGCGTCCGAATGTGAAACCGATTGCGATGTCTAAGTTCGGTTTGGAGATGTTGCAGAATGCGGGTGTTGATGCGTTGTATGCGCCTCATGCGTTTGAGGATGTGTTTGTTCCTACACACAAGTTGAGTAATGGTCGTGGTGAGTTCACCGGCAGACAGCTCATGGAAGTTGATGAGGACAGGTTTGTTGTGATGATGAACGCTGCGAACAAAGGTCAGAACCCTTCACGCAAATCTTTTGGTGAGAACATTCTGGCGTTCGCTATCTTCGCTCAAGACCGTCCTGATGCTTTGCTGTATCTGCACACGGAGCGTGATGGTGCGATGGGTGGTATCAATCTTGTGCATCTGCTGGAGGCGTGTGGTGTGAAGCCTGAGCAATACAAGATTGTTGACCCGTATGCGTATCGGACTGGTTTCCCTCAGCAAGCGTTGGCTGCGCTGTACACCGCTTCGGATGTGTTGTTGGCTTGCTCAATGGGTGAGGGTTTCGGTATCCCTGTTATCGAGGCTCAGGCTTGCGGTACACGGGTCATCGTTTCGGACTACACGGCTCAACCTGAACTGGTTGGTGTTGGGTCAGCTGTAGCGATCCAACCGTTCTGGGATGCGCATCAGAAGTCTTGGTTTTGTACTCCACAGGTGCCATCCATCGTGGAGGCTTTGATTGATGCCTACGAAGCCCCACGTGGTGTCTCAGAGGAGGCTGTGGCGTTTGCTAGCCAATACCGTGCTGACAGCGTGTATGAGGCTTACTGGAAGCCAATCATGAAGGAACTGACTGAGTGGTGTCAGGAGGGCTGATGGTTCCTGTAATCATCGTCCCCGTCCTAAACAGGTACGACCTACTAGAACGCTGCCTACAATCCATCGACTATCCGGTGGAGACACTCATCGTCATTGACAATGGTGGGCAGTCCACGTTGCATGATTGGCCTTGGGTGATTGACCGTCGCCATGTCAAGAACTATCACGTCTGGTCAATGCCAACGAACCTCGGTGTCGCCCCATCATGGAACCTCGGAATCAAAGCAACGCCTCATGCTGACGGCTGGATACTACTGAACTCTGATGCGTACTTTGAGCCTGGACAGTTGAAAGTTTTCTACAACGATTGCAAACCTGATTCGGTGACATTGACTGAGGCGAAGCCTGGTTGGTGTTGTGCATGGATCGGGTCTGAGGTGATTGCCAAGGTTGGGTTGTTTTCGGAATGTTATGTTCCCGCCTACTTCGAGGACAACGATTTTGAGGAACGTGCCAAACGGGTCAACATACAGTTCTGGTCTTCGGATGCTGGGATAGTTCACGATAACTCTTCTACGATTAACTCTGCACCAGAACTAAACGAACGCAACGCTAAGAGCTTCGCATCCAACGCTGCGCTTCATGCCATGCGCTGGCAATCAGGTTTACCTGATGCCGGACATTGGGACTTAACACGACGAAGGGAACTCGGATGGGACTAAGAGAATACGACCCAATGAACGACTACGAGAATCTCCATGAAGGCGAGACCATCTATGTTCTCGGCTCAGGAGCAACACTCGACTATCTGACACCAGACTTCTTTGACGACAAGGTAACCATCGCAGTCAACTTCGTTGGCTCAGTATTCGGGTTGAAGGGTTACTACTGTTTCAGCCATTATCACGAAGACGCTCAACATGAGGCGAAGCGGGAGGATTGTATTGGGGCGTTCACTCCTGAGCGTGAGCATGGTACTGATGGGGTGTTTGCTGGGTGTGCTGGGAATCTGACCACGTTCGGTACTCGTACCGGTAGACCTGGAACATCGTTTGATCCACACGGTAAGGATTGGCCTGTGTTGTCAGGGCAGTTGACTATCGGGTCTTCGGGTATTCATGGGGCGATGCACTTGGCAGCGCACATGGGGGCGAAGTTCATTGTTTTGGTTGGGGCTGACTGTGGTTCATTGGGTGGGCGTGACAGGGTTGATGGTTATGTGCCTGGTGATTCGCATTGGGCTTTGTATGAGATGCACCTTCGAGCGATGAAGCAACGGTTATGGGATGTGTATTCATGTCAGGTGTATTCGTTGAATCCGTTCGTGAACTATTCCCTTGAAGGTGTGCCGTATCGTGGTGCAGCGTCAATCAACTAGTGTTTAGGTTATGGCAATTAGAAAAGGTCAACAAGGTAAATACAAATCTTGTGATTTATGCAATTCCCTGTTTTTGATTAAACAGTACTCGCAAAGATTTTGTTCTGAAAAATGTGGTTACACGTTCCAAAACAAGAAACAAAAACAATTAAGGGACTCACGAAAAAGACTTATTGATTCTTGTTTGAGATGTGAATCAAGTCTGGTGAACAAAAAAAGAAACGCTATCTACTGTTCAAAAACCTGCAAATCAATGGATCACACGGCTAAGCACAGAGCCAAGTCAAGAACTTTATCTACAGCCAGAAGAGTCCAGATTTACCAACGTGACCACAAAAAATGTTATATCTGTGATATTCCACTTTTAATAAATCAGATTGAACTAGATCACATAATCCCCGTAGTTCTCGGAGGGTCATCCGATCCATCGAATATCGCCTGTTCATGCAGAAGTTGCAACCGTTCAAAAGGAACTAAAGTAGGATTGAAACAAATCGCTAAGTTACTGGAGCTTCGTCAATGATCACAAACGGGTATGCCACACGCAACCAGGTTAAGGCAGCTCTCCGCATTGGAACGGCTGACACCCTTGATGACGACTTGATTGACAACTGTGTTGGCGCAGCGTCACGTCTCATTGATGGTTATTGCAATCGTAAGTTCTGGCAGAGTGGTACGGCATCCCGTGTGTATCAGGCTGAGGATTCGTTCTACTGTTCCATTGATGACATCGCTGGAACAGCAATCACACTCAAAACATCTTCACAGGCTGACGGAACTTTTGACGTGACATGGAAAGTATCTGACTACCAGCTTGAACCATTGAACGGAAACCTTGACGGGTTGACGTGGAGTTACGACAAGATTCGTGCTGTAGGTGATTATCTTTTCCCGACTGTCAATGCGAACTATGGTGAGCAGGCTTTGGTTCAGGTGACTGCTGTCTTCGGTTGGCCTGAAGTGCCGGAGCCTGTAACACAGGCAACGATCATTCAGGCTTCACGCATCTTCAAACGCTACGACTCGCCTCTTGGTGTGGCTGGGTTTGGTGATCTGGGTGCTATCCGTGTGTCTCGATACCTTGACCCTGATATGGCTCAGTTGGTTGAACCGTATCGTCGTATGCGGATATTTGCATGAGCTATTCAGTCACAGAGATTAAGACTGGTATCGCTAACGCTTTAGCCACGATCCCAGGTTTGAGGGCTTACGCCCAGCAACCGGACAATCTCAACGCTCCGTTCGCTTGGCCTATGTTGGATTCAATTACTTACAACGGGGCGATGCGTGGTGGGTTGGTGACTCATATCTTCGTTGTGTCTGTGGTTGTGGGTAGGTCTGCGGAGCGCACAGCTCAGACTGCTTTGGATGGGTATCTGTCTTATGAGGGTGCGACTTCGGTTCGTGCAGCGTTGGAATCGGATCGTTCGTTGGGTGGGGTGGTGCAGAACTTGCTGGTTGAGTCTGCCTCAAATATCTCCACGATGGATGGCAACGATGCGACCTATCTGATGGTTGACTTCCGTGTGGTGGTGTACGCTTAGTTGATGCGCAATCCTGCGAGCGTGTAGAGTTTCAGTAGTAAATCTTCGAGTGCCGGAAGGCAGGAGTCACAAATATGGCAAAGCAAGTTCTTACAAACGTGGCGGTTACCTTCGGTACGGCAAACACCGATATCACCAGTTACGTAGCATCAGTAACATTAAACCTGTCAAAAGCGGAAGTAGCTACAACTTCGTTCGGCTCGTCTGGTGCGGTTACCCGCATCGCAGGTCTCGCAGACAACTCAATCACACTTGAGTTGCATCAGGATTACCCAACGATTGAGAAGTTGTTCTACGACGCTTGGAACGCTGGTACTGCTGTACCTGTGACAGTTAAGCCAAACGGAACTGGTGCTGCTTCTTCAAGCAATCCACAGTACGCATTCAACGTACTTCCTTTGACTTGGACTCCTGTTGCTGGTGCTGTTGGCGATCTTGCTACCGCATCGGTCACCTATCCAATCGATGGTGCTGTAACTAAGACCGGTACTGGCGCATAACTTTTCTTTAACAACCCTTACCTGCGGAGGTAGAAAATGAAGATAGCTCTAGAGATGACTTCTGCTTTGGATCAGTCCAAGCGAATTATTATGGCAACATTCCCTGACTTTATTGCGTTTGAAAAGAAGTTCAATAAGAGTGTTGCGAAGTTTGAAGCTGAATTGACTTTGACTGATCTTGCGTTTATCGCATGGCATTCGGAGCATCGTCAAAAGAAAACAGGTTTGGATTTTGATTCGTGGATTAACGAGGTTGAGACATTGGAGTTGGGCAACCAGGCTGATGCCGTGATCGTCCCTTTGGAGATCAGTCAGCCCATTGGATGATGGCTTACCTGTCTGTTGAGACAGGTATCGCACCATCGGTGTTGCTGGCAGAAGACCCTCGAATGTTGTTCACGATGTTTGCTTATTTGCGTTGGAGAGCAATTCATCTAAACAGGTAGTCTTGCTGTATGGCGGTTTTTGGTAGAGCAGGTCAAGTTAGCATTACTGGCGGTAATGATGCGATTCAGATACAAGGTATCTACGAGTTTTTGCGTGATGCTTCAAAGGCTGATAAACGATTTGATATTGAGATGCGTAAGGCTGCGCAAACTGTGGCACAGAACCTTGTGGATAAAGCCAAGGTTGAGGCTGGGACTGTAACTCGTAATCGTCAGGCTACTGAGGTGATGAAGGGTATGCGGGCTAGGCGTGACCGTATCCCTACTATCAAGTTGGATGACAAGTCAGGTTTTGTTTCGGCATCTAACCCGAACCGGAAGCGTAAGCGTAACGTCACTAGGGGTGACGTGTTCTTTGGTGCTGAGTTTGGTGGTCAGGCTCGACCTAGAACAAAACAGTTCTTGCGTCATCGTGGGCGTTCGGCATATTTTTTCTGGCCTACTGTGCGCAAAGAGAAAGAGAATATCGCTAGGGAATATCTGGACTCTATTCAGCGAGTACTGAATACTTTGAAAGATGGTGCTTGACTTCGGCTGAGTTTCCTGTACCCTTCTAGGAGGAGGGGTTATGGCTGTTCTGTTCAAGAATGTGAAGTCGATTTATCCGAAGCCGTTGGCTTCGTCTTGGGAGCAGTTGAAAGAGCTGTTGTCGTTGCATGAGGAGAACGCTGTTAAGGCTGCGGGTGCGTTGTGGTCTCCGGTTGAGTATGACGCTGGTACTACCAGAGGTAACCGTAATGTCAGGTTTGTTGAGGCGTTGGTTGTGGACATGGACGGTGAAGCGTTTGACCATGCACGTCTTGACGGTTTGGAATGGTTTGCTTACTCCACCTATTCGCATCGTCTAGACGACCCTCACTATCACCTTGTTTTGCCGTTAGCGGAGAAGGTGCCTGCGTCGTTATGGCGTGTGGTCTGGCAAGAGTTGCATGACCGTATCGGGCTGGTTGGTGACCCTCAGACTAAAGACCCTGCACGTATTTTCTATCTGCCTCAACACGCACCAGATCAGCCGTTTGAGTTCCATGAGGGTCATGGCGAGTTGCTTGATTCATCCTTTAAGTTGGATGTTGAACCTGTTGTCAACCCTGTGTCACCACGCTCGAAGCAGGTGCGTCAACCTCGTCAGCGTCGTGCTGGTTCAGAGATATTGGATGAGACTTGGTGGAATGCGCCTGTAGATATTTCTCGTTGGGATGGTCTCACAGGTAAGGCTTTGTATTCTGCGATGCTTGATGAGTTTGTTGCTTTGCGGAATGGGTTGTCTGTTATTGAGTAGAATCGTCGCATGGCTGGTGAGCGCACGTTCGTTGTTAAGTTTATTTCTGATACCGCTGCAGCCAAAGCAGGGCTGAAACTTCTATCCGGTGACATCAAGGGTTTCGGGAATCAGGTTTCTAAGACCTCACCTTTGTTTGGTGCTTTGGCGGTTGGGGCTACGGCAGCATTCGGTGCTATCGCTGTTGGATTAACTAAATCGGTTAAGGCTGCGATGGAAGACCAAGCATCGCAGGCAGAGTTACAGCGTCAGCTGGAGAAAACCTTTGGAGCCAATGAGGCGTTGACTGCTTCGGCTGAACGATACATATCGGTCACACAACTTCGCACCGGAACCTCCGACGTGGAACTTCGAAGCTCGCTTGGCACGTTGGTTCGAGCAACAGGTGACCTTACTCAATCTCAAGACCTGCTTAATACCGCTCAAGATATTTCTGCTGCCACAGGTAAAGACCTTGCGTCTGTTTCGTTGGCATTGGCTAAGGCGAGCCAGGGACAGTTCACAGCACTATCAAGACTTGGCATCCCGCTCGATGAGAACATTAAGAAGTCAAAGGACTTTGAAAAGGTTGTTGGTTTGTTGAATGACCAATTCGGCGGTGCTGCGGAAACAGCTGCGAATACGTTCGGTGGACAGTTAAAGATTTTGCAAGGTCAGTTTGGGGAAATATTAGAAACAGTAGGCGCAGCGTTATTGCCATATCTTCAAAGGTTCTCTGAATACTTGGTCAACAATGTTGCCCCAGCCATTCAACGTGTCACCACAGTCATCGGTGAAAAAGGATTGCTCGCAGGTTTCCAGCAACTCCTATTCGAATCAGGTAGTGCTGGTAAGGCCATCGTCTCAACACTCAAGTTCATAGCAGTAGGTTTCGCCCTCGCTACAAACGCAATCGCCCCGTTCATCTATCTGTCAAGAGCTGCATACAGAGCTGCAACTCTTGACTTCAAGGGTGCATGGGAAGACATGAAGTCTTCGGTCAAAGAGCAAATCCCAATCGTTCCTTTGATGAACTCCTTTGACAAGTTGGGAACATCTGTAAACCATTACAAATTAAATATCCGTGATGCGATAAATCAGCAAACTGGCTTCAAGGGTTCAATAACAGAATTGGCTGGTGATGACAAGAGTGGTTTGAAGGGGGCAACGAAAGCAATCGTTACGGCTGAGCAAAAATTGAAGGCGTATGGGGATTCAATAAAGAAGTCAACTTCGTTGCAACTTAGGTTCAATGATGCCCAGAAATCTGAGAAAAAGTCGCTTGCATCTTTAACTGATGCAAATACGAACTTGGCTGATGCTAAGGCTAAGTTGGCTCAGATTGAACGTGGCTATGGTGCTGGTTCACCTGAGGCGTTGGCTGCGCAGGCTGAGTTGGCTAAGGCACAACGTGCGCAGGAGCGGGCTGTTTATGGGGTTGAGGAGGCTGTATTCTCGGTTGCTGATGCTGAGAAGAATCTTGCTGAGGTTCGTAAAGACCCTGAGTCTTCTCCAATAGATATTCGTCGTGCTGAAATCAATTTGGCTGAGGCGAAGTTGTCTGTTTCGGATGCTACTGATTCTCAGGCTGAGTCAACTAAGGAGTTGAATGACCAGCAACGGTTGCTCAATGAGGCTATTCATGGTGCGACTGTTGGTTCGATTCTTTATGACCAGGCGTTGCGTGATGTTGAGGATGCGACTCGTCAACAGGTTTCAGCGTATGAGGCTTGGGAGGAGGCGGTAACTAATACGAAGAACGCTCAGGATGAGTTCAATGCTTCGTTGCAGGCGACAGCTGATTTGATTAAGAAGTATCCGAAGGTTCTAGGTGGGATGCCTAATCCGATGGCGAACCTTGTTCCGGATAGCACCTTGGCTAATAATGCTAGTGATTTGGTATCTGGTATTGATCGTCAAATGAACATTATTGTTAATGCTGGGTTGGGTGCTAGTGGTATTGAGGTGGGTCAGGAAATTGAGCAGTATTTGCGTGAATACCTGAACTTCACCGGTGGACAATTCTCGTTTGGTTCTATTGGTTCAATCTTCTAATGGCTAAACAAGCGGTGTGGGGGGAAACCCTTAAGGTTAATTTGGATGTCGGGTTTAAGACGAACATCTTCAAATTGGATTCCAGTCTTCTTGACGGTGAGGACACCCTTGAGGGTTCAACAGAGTTTGTAGATATTACTGAGTATGTTCAGAGCATCACTATCAATCGTGGGCGCACGAATCAGGTAGACACATTCAATACCGGAACGCTTGCGATCCTTGCTGATGACCGTGCATCTGGTAGGTCGTTTGACCCGTTGAATACTGCTTCGCCTTGGTACGAGGGCGATTTGGGTATTGCTCCACGTCGAGCGGTTGAGGTTTATGGTGGTTCGGCTGGAACGGCTGCGATGTTCAAGGGTTACATCTACGACTTGAACATTGAATATGATGAGCCACAGTTATCATCAG